TGGGTGTATGTATCCCTTGACCGGCACGACCGGGACGGGTACATGAAATACAAGGCGGCGGACAAATTCAACGCCGCCTGTACTGGCATCCGCAACCTGGTCAAGGCACCGGGCGGGGCAACGATTGGCGTGGGATTCCTCCTATCGCGGGCGAATTGGGGGGACGGCTGGGACATGATTCACCTGGCGGAAGACCTGGGCGTGGATTATGTCCAGTTTCGACCCGAAGTCGAATATGACCCGGCGCACCCGGACAGGGCAATTCACGACAACACCTGGCTGAAGCCCTGCATACAGTGGCTGGATGGCATCAAAGACCGGCGCGGCGTCCAGGTGGACACCAGCCGTTTTGAAATGTATCGAAATTGGGGCGGGCATCCCTACCGCACCTGCTACTGGTCGCAATTGCAGACCGTCATCACACCCGATGGACGGGTGTGGGTGTGCTGCAACCGACGCGGGTACAAAGACTCGGCATGGGGTGACCTGAAACTGGAATCATTCGCCGACATTGTAGACCGCATCCGCGCCTGGAAAGTGGACAACCAGTGCCGGGTGATGTGCAGAGGGCATATCCCGAATTTGACCCTCAATAAAATCATGGAGCCGCGCGGCGGTCATGACGATTTTGTGTAAGGAGCAACTATGACAACTGGAATTATCAGTGACGCGCTTGAAAACGCCTGGCTGAACCATGTATTGAGGAACACCGCCTATACCAGCCCTGGCACGGCGGTCTATGCAGCCCTGTTCACCAGCAACCCGGCGGACGACTTTTCCGGCACGGAATGCACGGGTGACGGGTATGCCCGCGTCCAATTACAGGGAACGGCGGAATGGAACGCCCCCGGCACCACCCGCGTGACGGCAAACACCAACGCCGTGACCTTCCCGACAGCCACAGGCGACTGGGGAACCATCACCCACCTTGCCATCTGTCACGGCGCAACCAGCGGAACACTGCTGTATTACTGCGAACTGACTGCCTCGAAAGTGATTGGATCGGCGGATACCTTCAGCATCGCTGCCGGAGAGATTGACATCACCATCGGCGGGGCGTGCGGCAACTACCTGGCGGGCAAACTGATTGACCACACCCTGCGCAACTCGGCATTCACCACGCCAGGGACGGCAATTTATGTATCCCTCCACCAGGCAGACCCAACCAGTGCCGGAGACGGCACTGAGTGCAGCGGCACCGGGTATGAACGGGAACAATGCACCGGCTGGGACGCAGCATCGGGCGGGGCAACCCAAAACACCGGAGCGATTGACTTCGGCACGTGTACCGCCACATGGGGAACGGTGGTCGGTGTTGGTGTTTGGGATGCCCTATCTGCCGGCAACTACCTCATGGGAGGCACCGTATCCGCCAACAAAGTCACGGCGGCGGGCGACACCTTCCAGATCGCAGCCGGAGCATTGGACGTAACCCTGGGATAAACAATGGCAATCAGCAACCCCACCCTGCTGGATACCCAAACGCTGCTGACGGCGGGCCAGCTAAACAGCGCGTCCATCTCGCCGTCCGCCAATGCGCTGCTAGTCATCGTTCATACTGTCCTGGCGTCCAGTGGCAGCGGGTGGACAGATGCCGTCAGTGACAGTTTCGGCGCGAACCTGGGCGACTGGACCAGTGTGGGGGTTGAAATTGACGGGGCTGCCACTGTCCATATGTGGCTTCACTATGCCCAATGCGGAGCAACGCCGGGCAGCGGGACAGTATCGGTTGATCCGTCCGGCGGGACCAAGCAGATCATGTTCGTACTGGAAGTGACCGGGCATAACACCACCAGCCCGGTGACGCAGTATAAGACCTACTCATCGGACGCCACGCCAACCAGCCCGGAAATCACACTAGACAGCAGCCCGGCGAGCGGATCGCTGGTGCTGGGTGCAATTGGCGGCGGTCCTGGCACGACTTCTTCCGGGGCAACGTCCGGCACTGGATTTACCGAACTGGCGGACACGCGGGTGGCGGCACCACGTCTCCCAGTCACGTCCTGCGCCGTACAGTATGACAACGGCAGCGCGGACACGACCTGCGACTGGTCGCTATCCAATTATGGACAGACCATCACCGGGATTGCCCTGGAAATTGCCGCCGCCGATAGCGGAGGCACAGCCCATTCAGCCGCCGCAACCCTGGCAAACACCAGCGAAATGACCGGGGCAGGCTTGCGCAAGCTGGGGACTTCCTCCACTTTTACCACGACATCCGAAATGACGGCGGCAGGAATACGCGGGCTGGGTGCAGCTGCGGCATTGACCCTGACTTCTGAAATGACAGCAGCCGGCATTCGTGCGCTTGCCGTCAGCACCCTGCTGGCGATGACATCAACAATGACCGCCAATGCGGGCGGATCGAAGGCGCACACTGCCGAAGCAGCCCTATCCATCACCAGTGAAATGACCGGCGCGGGTATCCGGGGCATTGGGGCAGCCGCCACACTGCCCCTGACTTCCACGATGACCGCCGCAGCCATCCGGGGACTGTACGCAGCCGCAGCCCTCACTACAACCAGCGAAATGACGGCAGCCGCCATCCGGGGACTGTATGCCAGCGTGGCATTTGGCACGACATCGGAGATGACCGCCGCCGGGATACGAACACTCGGCACATCGGCAGCCCTGGCATTGACAACCGCAGCCACAGCCGCCGGAACCAGGCAGCTGGGCGCAGCCGGGCAGCTGGACATCACCAGCGAAATGACGGCAACCGGAAGCACAGGCAGCAGCCTATCGGCAAACCTGGTGCTGACATCCGTGATGACCGCACTCGGCTGGATACTGGCAAAAGGTGCTGGAGCGCGGGTTCCCTACAACGTAGCCAACCGCCCGACCAACGGCACTACAACGCGCACCAGCGCAACAACCAACAACCGGGATGCTTACGAAGTATCCCATCGCGTGACGCATGAAGCGGACACACGCGGGGAGGTGGAGATTGAGTACTGATATTTACACGGTAACACAAGCGACAACCGAAACCAGGACGCATTACATTGACTTCACCAACGACCTGCCGGATGGCGTGACCGTATCATCGGCAACGGCAAGCCACACCCCGCCCAGCGGGGGAACAGCGACCACGCCAACAGTGGGCGTGATTGCATCGAACATCGTGCCGGTTACGCTGACTACCCCGACACCCGCCGGGCAGCATATTTTATCGGTGCTGGCAACGCTATCCAATGGGGATACGTCCGCCGCCCGGCTGATTGTCCAGGTGGATTGGACGTCGGTGCGGTCCGGCATGGCTGACCTCATCCTGCGCCTGCGCGGGATGACAGATGCCGGGGCAACCGACTACCAGGTGGCGGGTGCATATTACTGGTCTGACAAGCACTTGCAGGACATCCTGGACGCAAACCGGGCAAAAGTGCGGCTGGAACCCATGCAAGCCATCCCTAGTTATGGCGTGGGGACGGTGCTTTATACCGAGTACCTGACCGGGCTGGCGGATTGGGAGAACAGTCCAACCATCCAGGACAGCACCTATGGCACGGTATCCAGCAGCGGGTACACCTTTGATGCCATCACCGGGGCGGCAACCTTCACCGCAGACCAGGCAGGCAGCGCACGCTACATCACCGGTTCGGTGTACAACCTTCCGGCGGCAGCGGCGATGGTATGGCGCAAGAAGGCGGCGCACTATGCCGGGATGTATGACATCTCCACCGACAACCACAGCCTGAAACGCAGTCAGCTTGTGCAGCACTGCCAGACAATGGCGGCGCAATACGAAACGCAAGCGGGCGCGGGCGTCATCAACCTGGAAAGGGGGGACAATGTTACCTGACAGCGAACTGAATGCCATCCGGGATGAACTGGAACGGCTGACCCTGCCGGACACCGCTTACATCCTATCGGGAACACTGACATCAGACGGCATGGGCGGATATACCGCCACCTGGGGAACAGCATCCACCGTGAAATGCCGGCTGGACAGAACCAACACCGGCTATGAAAAGGCATCCGGCGGGGGCGTGGAACCCTGGCAGGGCTGGGTATTATCCCTGCCCCATGACACCAGCGTCACCGTCACCAACCGGGTGAAGGTGGCATCCACCACCTACGCCGTCAAGGCAGTGGACAGCGCAAAGTCGCTAAACTGCGTCCTGCGGGTATACCTGGAGGAAGTCAATGCCTGAAATGGTGATCCGCCTTGACACCAGGAAACTGGATGAGATTGCCGACAAGCTGGGGCAAACCCGCGACCAGGTGCTGAAGAATGTGGCATTTGAAGTGGAATCACAGGCAAAGATAAACGCCCCAGTAGACACCGGCAACCTGCGGGCGTCCATCAACACCGAAAAGATAGAGGACGGCGTGTACCACGTCTCGGACGGCGTGACCTACGGAATTTATCAAGAGTTGGGACCGTCCGGCAGCGGGCGGGTGTGGAAGTACAAGCCCTTCATGCGCCCGGCGGTGGAAGCCGTTGCAAAGAAATTAAAAAGCATGTGGGAGGAGGCTTTAAAATGAGCGTGTATAACGCATTGGGATCAGCGATTTATTCCCGCCTGACGGGGGGAACGGCACTGATCGCAGCCCTGGGCGGTACAGCAATCTACCGCACCGTTGCCCCGGATACTGCCGGCTATCCCCGCGTGGTATTCTCGCACGTCACCGGCGGACCCGACAACATCACCCCCAGCGACAACAGAACGCAGATTGTTCAGATCATGAGCTGGTCTGACAACCAATCCGAAGCGGGCAGCATTGATGCCCTGGTATCCACCCTGCTTCACCGTTATTCCCTATCTGTTACCGGGTACACCGTATGGTGGTGCGCCCGTGAAACCGAGTACAGCCTGGTGGAAATTCCACCCAACGCCGATCCCATCTTTGGGGTGGGGGCTGACTATCGTATCCGTTTAGACCTTACGTAAGGAGAAACAGAAATGGCAGCTTATTCAGGAAGTGCATTATCCCTGTCATGGATTTACAGCGGCGGCACCGTTGCATTGAATGGCGATTATCGCCAGTGCAATTATGAGCCGTCCGTTGCCATGATTAACACCACCGCCGGCAGTGACGCCAACGAGGAATACATCACCGGCGTCAAGGGCGGGCAAGCCTCGTTCAGTGCATTGATGCAGGCGGACGGCACCGCCATATTCACCGCCCTGGCGGAAGGCACCAGCGGCACGTTGAAGATTTACCCCGAAGGCACTGCGGCAGGCAAACCCAGCATCACCATCCCGGCAATCAGCCAGGGCGTACGCTGGAACATTCCCTACAACGACGCGGTGGAAATCAGCGTCACCTGGACGCAAAACGGCGCACGGAGCTAACCCATGCAGACCGTGAAATTGAGTAATGGACGAGAGATCACGGTGGATATCGGGCGCATCAGCGTCAGGGAGTACCGGGCATTATTCAACCCGGAACAAAAGCAGGATGACGAAGATAGCACCCTGGCGAAAGTGGCAGGTCTGGCGGTGGATGAACTGTTAGACCTGTCACAGCCCGACTACCGGCGGATTATCACCGCCATGCTGGCAGACGCCAAGCAGCCGCTGGACGCTGACCCTTCTTAAGCCGGGCGGTGTATTGTGCCATCGCACACAATGCGCCGCCGCCCTGGGAATTGGTCATCTGGACAATCGCAGAGCGATTCGGCTGGACGTTGGAATATATCGAAAGCCTGCCAATGGAACGGATGTATGACTTCTTCAAGATAGAGGACGGCAGGATGAAAGCTAGCAGAACAGCGAGGATGCGACATGGCTGAAAAAGTTGCGAGTTTATA